AATTAACAGAATACAATCGCCAAGATATAAAAAAACTCACAAAGACAGCAAAGCAAGTAATTCAAGAGTATGCAAGACTAAGAGATATTGACGAGCCTTGCATATCGTGCAGAAAGCCAACAGCTAAACAATGGGATGGCGGTCACTTTATGAACGCAGAGTTTTATTCAGCAGTTAGATACAACACATTAAATATCAATAAACAGTGTAGCCACTGTAACGATTTTTCAGCATCAAACGCACTTAATTACAGAGTGCATCTAATAAAAAAAATAGGGCTAGAAAAAGTTGAATGGCTAGAAAATCAAAAAAGCGTGGTTAAATATGATGCGGAATATTTAAACAAGCTAATAAAAACATTTCGTAAGAAGATTCGCAAAATAAAAAAAAGATACAATAATCAATAATATAATGAAATACTCATTAAACTAAGGATTGATTAAGCTTTATTATCATATAATTTTTTATATAAAGAATTGAAAGGCTTTAAAGATGGATTACGACTCATATTTAGATAGACAACTAGAAAAACACAACAACGAGCAAGAAATGGCAATTGAAGTTTCAAATTGTTGTGGTGAACAAATGATTGATGATTCAGACATTTGTACTCATTGCGGTGAACATTGCGAAAGTTTACCACTTGGAGAGCATTTGTATAATGAAAAAGAAAATGCTGAATGTGATAAGGCGGATGAGTTAAGGGGTGAATTATGAGCAAAACTTACAATAACGCATTAGCTCATATTTTAAGAGCAAAAAAAGATGTTGAGACAAGACAATATAATCATCAAAGAAGATGTCATATAGGCGCGATTATGTGCCAAATAAGTATAGCAGCTGAGTTTTTAGACGATGCTTTAACTAGAATGGAGAACAGATGACAACCAAAGAACAGCTAATAACTGTTTATAAATTAATGTCTGGGTGTATAATTTTACCTTGCTTTGAATACGAAAGTGAAAAAACTATCTTAAAAATGATTAAGGGGTTAAAATGATAACTAAAGATATGAAACATATCCCATCATTGTGTAAAGTTGTAAATACGAAGAAACAAGATTTTAACAATGGCTATATAGTTGCATCGGAAGAAGCTTATGATTTGTTGATAGCTGATGGGTATAAACCATTTAGTTTTAACACTAAATATGGAAAAGATTATTTTGAAGTTGGTGGAGAAGCTCTACTAGATGTTAAATTTCAAAGAGTGGTATTTACTAGTTTAGATAAACAATTCTACATAAACAATGGTAAACTTAGTTGGGATGAGCCAATTCAAATAAATTCAATGGAAGATTTAAACGGACTTCCGACAGAAGGAGAAGTTTTTTTATCTGAACCATCAAGAGAAATCAAACAAGATGATTATGTAACAAGTTATATACCTACAACAACGAAAACACTAACCATTACAGATAAAGATGGAAAAGTTTGCGGCGATTGTAGATTCAAGAATGATAAAAGAAAATGTCCAATGGCAGATCCAGAAGCTATGGCAGATAATAATTATTGTTATAACTGGTATGCAATAAAACCAAAATGGTATGAAGATGAAACAGCTAAAGATTTGCTTCAAAATATTAGAAAATATACAACAAAACCTATAGAGTATATTGATGATACCGAAGATGCTGAAAAGATATCAGACATTATAGAGATTTTAGACAGCTTATATTGTGAGAACTAAAATGAGAATATCAAAAAACGCTCATAAAGATATGATGATACTTGCATTTGTTCACGCACTACTAGAAGTATCAAAAGGTGGTCCACTTGAAGATGGATTGATACCAAGAGATAATAAAAGTTTTAGAACCAATAAACGAATTGATAGCAGATTAGACACACTACAAATCAAGCTTAAAAATTCAATAGACGATATGTATAAACTAGGCGGTGATAACACTATCAAATGGATGAAAAATAATCTAAAAGATAGAGTAGGGAACACTTTGACTAAACTACAAGAAGAAACAGTTAACCTGGAACTTCTAGCATTAAATGTATTGTATATCAACTTTTGCGATTATAGAGGCAACTTAAAACTAATGGCCTCTATGAAGTGGATAATTGACGATACAAAGTATATTTTAGACACTATGGATCTGTTTGCAAAAACTGCTGCATCTAAAATAGAGGGTGAAATGTATAATGCTTCAATTGATTGTATACAAAGGATTAAAAGATGAAAGATTATAAGAAAAGTAATATAATTGGCGATTGTTTATTTTTAGTTTTTGCAATAGTAGCAATAGGAAGTTTTATGGTTTTTGCATTTAATTTAATAGGTGATTTAATTGCTTAAATGGATCAAGAATAAAATCTGGTGGTATATGTACAGAAAATATTTAAAAACAGAGGCTTGGCAGATAATAAGAAATAAGGCTTTAGTTCGTGATTTATGTTTATGTCAAGAGTGTGGAAGCAAAAAGCGGTTAGAAGTTCACCATTTAACTTATAAAAGAGTTGGAAAAGAATTACTTTCAGATCTGAAAACATTATGCCGAAAATGTCACTTAAAACAGCATAATAAATAATATTTCATTAAAATTATGATATAATACAATAAAAAGAGATTAAATGAACACAAAAATATCAAAAGAGGGAATTGCGAAAACTTTCGGTTATGGTAATTACACAAGCTTTAATGCGTGGAAGAAAACACCGGAACTTATTGCAAGATTCGATTGGTTAAAAACAAGTGCGATTTTAATCAAGAATGGGTTTAATTATTTTGAAGTACTTGGTTTAGCTGATAAAAATAAAGATCTTTCAGATGAAAACCAAGTTTTAAAAGACGAAATAATAGAGCTTACAGATGCGATCAACAAACACGCTGATAAAATGGAAGCACTTCAAGATATTCAAAACGGAATAAGAGCCTCGTAATGAAAAAGCAAAAGTGGAAAGAATTGGCTTTAAGGTTAGCAGGAGAAAACAACATGCTAAAAAATCAAAATAAAATGATGAAAGATAAAGCAGCAATGAGCCACGAAATAGGTGCTTTTATTTATGAAGAAATCGCGAAAGTGATCGCAACAAAACAATAGGTCCAGGTGGAAGCCAAATCCGAAACAGCAAATTATGCAAAGGAGCAAATAAATGTTTGATGGAGAAAATGAAGAAAATGAAACAACAGAAGAAGAAGTTGTAACGTTAGCACCATTCACACTAGATGATGCAGAAGAAGAGCTGAAAGCGTGTTCTTTATGTGAACACAAACCAAATTGTGCAATCATAGCTTTTGTAAACAAACTATCATTAAAACGTGACGGTAAAGTTGCAAATGACGAATTTAATTGCAATATCTTTAAAGAGTTACAAGATTAGATTTATAGAGCATCTATGGGGTGCTTTATTAAGTCTAATAAAAAAGGAATTTAAAAATGGATTATATAGCTTCAAGTGATATAAAAGATAAAAACGGAACATTCGTAAATCAAGGCGATATAATAAACTTTTCGTTCAATGGCGTTTCAGCAGTTGGAATTGTAAGATATACAGAGGGAAGTTTTTTTGTAGACACTCCAAACAATAGCCCATTAAGTTGCTTTTTATCACAACTAAAAGAACTGGCCGGTGATTTTGAAGTAACCGGAAACATTTACTAAAAGGGAAGTTATGAAAACATTATTAATTTTAATTCTAGCTTTTTTTATCATAGGCTGTGAAGAACCAACTAAAAATGAAATAGAGTTCGACATTTGGGAATATTATTCACCGAACAAAACAACTGACACAACTTACGATATGTTCACTTATTCAAACGGAACACTATCGGGAAGCTATTATAATTATATAAACATACATAGTGAGTATACAGACACAAAAAGCATAGTATCGACAGAATACGCAGTTATAAGTGTTTATGAAAAAAAAGATGATGAAGTCTTAATAAATAATGTACCTTACGCAAGGTATGTAAAAAAAGGCGATTCAACAAGAGACAATTGTATTGTGCAAGAAAATTCAACAGTTGAGGTTTTAAAAATTTCTTGTGAAGATACATCAATAATAATTCACTATGAAAGATTTAACGGACTTTTAGAAAAAACCACAGAAACAGAATTTGAAACAATAGTTATAAAGAGATATGATGATTGATCTATTTTTTATCTACATTCTAACTAAGCCACAACTAAACAACTACACTTGCACACCAAAGCAATTAAAAGCAGCAAGTGAAGTATTTATGCCATGTAGAGGTGAAAAGCATTTTAGCGAGTGTTATGAAGCGAGCATTAGAGATTATTGTGAGGTGCGAAGATGAATTGGTTTGAATTATTATATAGAAAATACGAAGTTAAATTTTTAGGAAAAAAATATTGTTCAATGACTTCACGAAATGGACACGATTTTGAATTTACGCACGGAAATAATAAACACGGACTAGAAAGATTAGTATTCTTTAAATGTACAGTTTGCGGGCAAAAAGCTTATGCAGACGCAACAGGTATGTTGATGAAAGCAGATTTGTGATGACACAACTATACAAAGCAACTCTAATAAAACCATTCATAGGAACATCTGCCGACATAGGGCGAAAGATAAATTGCCACTACAATAGCATTATAAACAAACTAAGTAGAGGCGAAAACGAAATCAACGGGTTTAAAATAGTAGAACTAAGCGACAATCACACAGTAACAGAAACAATCGACATTAGTAATCTATCTTTGAATCAATTAGAGATATTAAAAGATAATGTTTATCAAGCGATTAGAAACTTTGAAAGGGTTAAAGATGAATAGAGAAATAAGAAATAGGATACTAAAAAAGTTTAAATATAATAAAAAGGTAAAAGTGAAATCAAAAAAGAGTATAGAGTTTATAGGTAACTACAAATGCCACTTAAATAGCTTATCTTATGCAATGAAATACACAGGTAAAGTAAAGTGTATAGTTGGAGGGGTGCAAGTATTTACAGACTGTGTAGTTGCTCATTTTGTAGTAAAATTGAAAGATGGAACATTTGTAGACCCCACTTATGGGAATATGTCGGAAATGTATGAAAGTTTTATAGTAGTTAAAAAATACAAGATAAAAGATTTCGAGCCGCTTGACGCACTTATGAATATGAAAAGAACTATATATAATCAACTGACAAAAAAGCAACAAGAAGAAGAAACAATCAATGAGTTTTAAGGATAATAAATAAAACAAGCACTAATAACACTAGCAACAACACTACTTGCAATTTTTATCACTTGGATAACTTACACAACATACGATAATGCAATAAATGTAAAAGTAAACGAAACTAACATAAATCATATTTATCCAGTGTTGCAAGAACATTCAGAGAGGTAGCAAGATGGCTAAAAGTACATTTGAAATAAAAATAACTCCCAAAATGCTTCAAGATGCTATGAAAAGCGCAGTAAAGATTTGGAGCAAATCAAACAAAGAAAAAATAAATGATAGTAGATATTTGTTAAACGCTTATGTGTTCGCTGATACACAGATGGCACAAGATATTGCAGTTGAAATGATGAAATACAATAAAGGGCTTTCATTTAATGGCTAAACTAACTGATAAGCAAAAAGAGTTAATAATTGCCGATTACCATACTAACAATTTTAGTCAAAGAGAATTAGCAAAAAAATATAATGTATCAGTTGGAACAGTCAGTAAGCTAACAAAAGAAGTCAACCCAAAAAATGAACACTTAGTGAACGCTCAAATGTCTATTTTATCGGCTCAAAGTGAGCTTTCAAATGAACAGATGAACGCAATAATGAACACTGCACAAGATAAGCTAAGGCGAGAAAACTTAATTTATGGGAACGCTGAATTGATGGCAAGTAAAGTTCCCGATATTATAAACTCTTTCATTATAGAAAATGAAGATACAGAAACAGGCGAAGTAACAAAAAAATTTATAATGGGTGCTAAAGCGTTGAGAGAACTTGCAGAAGCGAATGATAAGTTATCAATCACTTTAAAAGTAGCAGATAGACACGCTCCAAAAACAGAGATAACCAACACTAATGCACAGCAAAACAACGAAACAACCGAAATACAAGTGACACGAATTGGTAGCTAATATTGATTTGCTCCCATCGCAAGATGACTTTGTATTCAGTCCGTACCCATTCCCACTTATAAAAGGCGGCTTAGGAAGCGGAAAAACAAGAGCAGGAACCTTTAGAACAGTTATCCAGTCGCTACAAGACATGGAGGCAAATTTAGCGTACTATATGCCAAGTTATGACTTATTAGAACTAAGAGCAAAACCGGGAATAATGGAAGATTTAGAATTATGTAATATCCCATACAAAGAATTGAAATCTAGAAACATTATAAAAGTTGAGGGCAGAGGGGACATAATATTTAGAAGCTACGACAGACCAGAGCGAATTGTCGCCTATGAGGTGGCTCATTCGGTTGTCGATGAATTAGACACAATACCTTTTGAAAAAGCCTCTTATGTATGGCGAAAGATAACGGAACGAAATAGACAAGAAACTGCATATATGAGAGCTAATAATATAAGAAACTCTTTAGGATGTGTAACCACTCCCGACAACGGTGTAAATGGTTTTGTTTATGACAAATGGGTAAAAAAGAAGCAAAAAGGTTATGAGATTTATACGGCTTCAACATACGACAACCCATTTTTACCAGATGATTACATTCAAAACATTTTAAACAACTATGATCCAATAATGGCAGATTTATACCTAAAGGGCGAATTTGTTTCACTTAACACAAATAAAATATATCACTTTTTTAGTAGAAAAAAACACCACACAAATAGAGTATTAACTCCAAACGATAAGTTTATATACATAGGTCAAGATTTCAACATCGGGGGCTGTACTTCAAGCGTATGGATCATTGAAAAGAATATACCAATAATGGTCGATGAATTAATTTCGCACGATACCTATGACTTGATAAACAATTTAAAAAACAGATATTATGGAAAAACAATTGAAATATGCCCAGATGCAAGTGGTAATCAAGGCTCAACAAATGCAACTCAATCAGATATTGCACTTTTGAGAGCAGCGGGCTTCTCTATAAATGCACCACTAAGTAATCCCGCGGTGAGAGATAGAATAAACAGTGTTAATGGCTTACAAGCTCACGATATGTTTCTAATTAACACCGACAAATGCCCTGAACACACACACGCTTTAGAGAATCAAGGCTATGATATTAAAGGACAACCCGAAAAATGGAATGAACATCCTGCAATTGATGATTTTAATGATGATATGGGTTACTTTATTAATCGCAAATTTGGACTAACTAAACCGGTTGTATCAAGTTATAACGAAAGAATGGTATAAAATTAAACCTCGTAAAATAGGGCACAAAATGGACTTTGATACCATAGTGGAATAAACTTTTAATTATGATATAATTACACAACAATAAAGAAAGAGGTCACATGAGTTGGAATAAAGTCCTTATAGATACTTATAATTATTTAAGAAATCAAGGTCTTTTACTTGGTACAAGCGCAAGACCTTTAAAATCAACAGCTGAATATGTTGCAATAGGTAAAATAGAGGGAAGTGCGCCTTTTGGAGCTTTCGGCAAAATAGATGCTGCAAGTGCCCTGACTAATCAAGTTTTATGGGCTGATGGAGAATGGGAAGCACCACCATCAGAGGGATGTTCAATATCAATAGTTAGCACATCAGCAGAGGATGGAGTAGGTGGAACAGGTATTAGAGAGTTACATATTCATTATTTAGATGCGGATTTAGAGCCTCAAATAGAAATAACTGAAACAGATGGAACAACTGATGCAGTGATGATAGCGGCAAATGTAAGATTTTTACAATGCGCTCATCTAACAGAAACGGGATTTGGTTCTACAAAAGCAGCGGTTGGAATAATCACATTTAGAAACACATCAACAGGAGCAGTTTATAATCAAATAGACCCTAATGAAAATAGATGTACTTCAAGTGCAAGGATGGTACCTAAAGGAAAAAGAGCTATTATAACGGGAATGGTTGGATCTTCAATTAGTGGCGCTGCTTCTACTGCATCTTCCATATCAATCGCCTCTACTTACTTTTATGATATAGATTATACAGCAGATAGTATTCTTATACCTTTTGGCAGTGTTGGCCTACAAGATGGAAGTGAGGCTTTCAATTTGCCCATACCTGCTGTATTTCCAGAGGGAAGTGTAATAGCTATGATATGCACAACCGATAAAGCCGCTATAATCACCGGTGATTGGTTTGGATATACAGAAGATGATATTTAAAACAAGGAAATCAAATGAGCGATTCACCAACATTTACATCAAAAGATTATAATAAACACGAAAACCAAATAATTAAAGTTCGTGCGCTTTATGATGGATCAGATTCAGCAGTAAAATTTTTAAGACAGTTTCCAAAAGAGGAAAACGATGTTTATGCTGAAAGACAAGAAGATTCAGCATTAGATAGTTTTGTATATTCAACAGCTAATACAATTAAAAATATTATCTTTAGAAAGCCGATTGATCTAACAGGTGTTCAAAACTCACAAGTTCAAGAATGGCTTAAAAAAGTTGATTTTGTAAACTCAATTAATAAGTTTAGTAAAAATATGATGGTTAATCGCATCTTAGACGGAAAAACATATCTTTTAGTAGATAGAATGACTTTCAATCCAGAAGAAACACAAAATGGATCACAACAAAGCGATTTTGACAAACAACCTTATTTTGTAAACATTTTAAGAAACAATGTGTTTAATAAAGAATACGATATATTTAACACCTTAACAAAAGTTTCAATTCGTGAATTTTACACAGAAAAAATTGGTGAATTTGGAAGTGAAGAAAAAGAACAAGTAAAAGTTTGGTATAACGATGGTAAAATCGAAGTATGGCGCGATGATAAAGTATATAGTTCTTTGCAAACAAAACTAAAAGTTATCCCATTAATCGAAATTGGAAATGATGAAAATCCGCCTTTATACAATCAAGCAAAACTTAATGTTCAACACTTCAACAGAAACAGCGAATGTTCAAATTATGTTCGCACAGGAGCTTCACCGTTCCTTGCAGTATTTGGAAACATTGATGGTGGAGATAAGCCAAAAACACTTGGAATAAATAGCGGGTTAAAATTCAGCGATGTTCAGCAAAGTGATGTAAAATGGGTTGAAATGACCGGTAAAAATTACGAGATTATTAATAAAGAGATTACAAAGCTTGAAGATCAAATGCTTAGAATCGCAATTAATTTCGTATCAGATCAGCAAAACAAAACAGCAACACAAGTTGAAAAAGAATCAATGGAAGCTGAATCTAAATTAACTGATTACGCAAAAGAAATTGAAGAGGGCATAAGCGACGGTTTAGCATTAATGCAACTTTATTCAGATGCACCACTTGGTGAAAATACTATTGAAATGAATAAGGACTATTCAAACAACATACTTACACCAGAACAAGCGAACTCGTATCGCTTAGACTATACGCAAGGGATTATATCATTAGATCGTTTATGGCAGTTATACGCAAAAGGTGAATATATTCCATTGTTAGATGAAAAAAAACAAGAAGCCGAAAAAGCACTTTTAAAAGATAGCGGGATCTAAAAAATGGATTATTTAGATTTAATGTATATGGAAAGCTCACTATTTGAGAACTATGTACCAAAAAGCTATGATGATTTATTGTTAGCTTTAAAAGTAGCAGATGAAAAAATAATGAGCCGGATCGCTGCAACAAGTGGCGAATGGACTAAATCAGAATTAACAAAAATGAAAGCATTGATTGATTATGAAATTAACAATACTTACGGTGGTATATTCGAGGGGATGCAAGAAGAAAGTGTTGATGCTGCAAAAGTTGTAATGAGCGCAACACTTGGAGCAACAGCAGATCTTCCACTTCATACAATAAAAGATCTATTAAACTCAAAGCGCAACATTCAAGGCTATACATTCGTAGAACTCTTTAAACTTCCAGAAGCTAACCACGCAAGACAATTACGGGTATTGTTAGCAAGTGGAGTTGCACAAGGTATGACAGCGCAACAAATAGCACGAGAGTATGGAATAAAGTCCGATCAGTTGTCAAAAGGGCAGATAAAAACAAATATCTATACAACAATTTCAGATGCAAGAGATCAAGGCAGATATGAAGCATTTAAGATATTAGAAAATCAAGGCGTATCAAAAGGTTACATTTACGATGCAACTTTAGACAGCGGAACGACCGTATATTGTAGAGATATGGATCAGAAAAGATTTCATAAAAAAATTGAAGATATTCAGCATTTAATAAACACTCACTTTAATGAGCGTTCAAGATTCAGACCAATTCCATTAGTTGATACTTTAACAGGTGGAACAAGACCATCTAAAGCTGGAGAAGTTCCAGAACAGAGTTATGAATCCTGGTACTTGCAACAATCTAAATCGTTTCAAAAATCAACTCTTTCAAATCGTAAATATAATGCCTTTCTAAAAGATAAATATAAAGTGAAATCTATTGTTGATATTGATAAAGTAGTAGAAGCTGAAACTGTTAAGAAATACTTATAGTTTAGTTATTATCTAATATCCATTGACAAGCTTTGAAGATTGCTTCTGTTTCCGAGTTATCAGAAAACACCTCTTTATCATATATAGAGCCTTTATTTGTGACACTAAAAGTGCTTAACTCTGCGAAGTATATCACAGTGGATAAGTCAGGCTTATACGCTTTTACAGATACGGTAACTATTACCCCTCTAGTTAACGCCCACTCTTTACACTTATGAGCTAATTCGTGGATGTTGATATAGTTCCATGTCGTATAAACTCTATACGCTATGTCAAATACAGATAGTCCCCTTTTTAGGTTAGACTCTATTACTCCACTATCAGTCACAACTTGTAAAATATCTTCATCTAGTACTCCGCTCATCAATTCTTTACTTATCATCTTTAAATCCTCGTAACCTTAACACCACTAATACTAAAATCAATACAAGTGGTACACAACTCTCTACTATCAAACTTTATCATCATTAATGTTCTATCTAATGAAAAGCTTTTGATAACACCTCGACCATATCCGACACTATCACAGTAAACAAAATCATTTACTTTTGGATTAACTAACTTATCTCTTTTGTATAAGTGATTATACTTCTCTTGTAGGAGTATGTCGTATAGAAACCAAAGCTGTTTTGAATCCAGCTTATATATTTTTTCTACTTGTTCAGACTTTAATTTGCTTATTTGAACATCGTATTTTATCTCACGCCACTCTGTTTTTGTAATACCGTAACTTTCAGCGCTTAGGGAGTATTTATTTATTAAAGCCGTAAGCATCCCAGTTTCTAGCAATTAGAAAAACTTCCGTATTCATTTTATCATTAATTTGTTTTTCAAAGTGTTCGAGCATCTCCTTTGGTCGGCACTTGTTGCCGTTGGTGTCAATAGGGTTATAGTCAGCGGTCCTTGCTCCTATTTTATTGTTGTTAATATCGTAAATATATACGGCTATGTTCCTATTGAAATAAACAATAGTGATGTTGAGTTTCGCCTCGTCAAAGCTTGGCTCATATCTAATAAGCATTTTATAATTTGCATTAAAGCTTTTAGTGAGAGTGTTGTGAATCTCATCGCAAATATCACTTATCTTTACTTGGTGCTTCTTTAATGCTTCTAATTGTTTCTCTAACATCCTATCATCTCCCCAGTGTTGTTTTTTCTTTTCAGATACCCATATAATAACCAAGAGATAAAAAGTTGTCAATGTGAACAACTACCATAAAAAGAGCTATTCACATACTATTCACATAAAGCAAAATCTAATGTGAATAACAAAAGTAAGCAATACGGTAACTTTAAGGATACAGTGTGAATAAGTAGCTTAAAAATCAATGTGAATAAGATGTGAATATCTAAAATGTGAATAACTGCAATTCTTTAATATAATTAATATATCATTGTTTTAATTTTTATGATATAATTAGTACAATTTTAATTCGGAGAATAAAATGTTTGAAAAGTTACAAGGATTTATCGGAGATAATCCCGAAGCGTTACAGGAAATGAAATCAATTGAAGCAACAGCGAAAGCGAATGTTGATATGATTAATACTTTGGAACGAAAAGTTGGTGATATTACAACAACTCGTGATAAGTTTAAAGATGGAAATTCTTTAGTCAAGAGCATACTTGGAATAGATGCTGTAAATGAAGAAACTCTTAAAAATGTGTTTAAAAATAAAGATCAAGGTGATGAAGCTTTAACCGCTGAAATAACAAACCTAAAAACTTTATTGGAAAATGCGAATACTGAAAAATCTGACTTAGAGAGCGGATTTAATTCAAAAATTCAAACAATGGCACTTGATAATGCAATCGCAAGTTCAAACATTGGTGTGAATGTTGCTAATCCAGAGATGTACAAAATCGTTACAGAATTAGCAAAAAACGGTGCAGTTTTTGAAGATGGAAAGATAGTTTATAAAAAAAGTGATGGAACAACTCAATATAACGGAAGCGCTCCAATGACTCTTGATGATAAAATATCAAACATTCAATCTGATAAAAACTATTCTGGTTTATTTAAGCCAGATTCAAACGGTGGAAGCGGAACACCTCCGAATAATAAAAGCGGTGGTAGTCTTAAATCAATGACACGATCTCAATTTACTCAAACTTCACCAGAAGCACAGAGTAAATTTATGGCAGATGGTGGAAGTCTTACAGACTAATAATAAGGAAAGAAAATGGCAAACAATACATTAACAGCGTTAAGCCCAAATCTATTTGCGGCATTAAACACAATTTCAAGAGAATTAACAGGGATGATTCCTGCAGTTGCACTTAATGCAACTGGTGCAGAAAGAGTTGCAGTTGGAGATTCAGTAAAAATTCCTGTTGTAGGTGCAGCAAACATCGGTGATACAACTCCGGCAATGGGTGTTCCAGATCCAACGGGTCAAACTCCAACAACTGTCGAGATAGAGATCTCAAAATCAAGAAATGCAGAATTCGGCTTTGTTGGTGAGGGTCAATTATCATTAAACAATGGTGTTGGTTATGGTACAGTTCAAACAGATATGATCGCAGAAGCAATGAGAGGTCTTGTTAATGAAGTTGAAACTGATTTAGTTGCAAACTATATTCATACTTCAAGAGCTTATGGAACTATTTCAACTATTCCTTTCACTTCTGGTTTAGCTGAATTAGCACAAATGCACAAAATTTTGGTTGACAATGGATCACCAATAACTGATAAACAAATGGTTCTAAATACAGTTGATGGTGCTTCATTAAGAAGCAACACAGGTCTTACAAATGTAAATAACGCTGGAAGTTCTGAAACTCTAAGAGAGGGAATTTTTGGAAGATTACAAGGTTTCGCAGTTCGTGAATCTGGACAATTTGTTGATCATACTCCGGGGACAGGTTCAAGTGCAACTTCAGATACAACCGGTTATGCAATCGGTGAAACTTCAATCACACTAGCAGATGCCGGTACGGGTACAATTCTAGCAGGTGATGTTATTACTTTTGCAGGCGATACAAACAAGTATGTTGTTAAAACAGGTGCAGGTGCAGTTGCAACAGCAACTATTGTTATTCAAGCTCCGGGACTAAGAAAAGCACTTTCAACAACTCCGGCCGCTCTAACAGTTGTAGCTTCATATTCTGTAAGTATGGCATTCAATAGAAATGCAATACACTTATTAACTCGTGCACCGGCACTTCCGGAAGAGGGTGATTTAGCAATTGATAGAATGACAATCACAGATCCAATTAGTGGTTTATCTTTTGAAATTTCAATTTATCCTGGTTACCGTAAAGTTCGCTATGAAATCGCTCTTGCTTGGGGTTTCAAAGTGGTTAAAACTGAACACACAGCACTGCTTATTGGGTAGGTGTTAGATGGAAACTGTTTATGTTATAGACAGTAGCCACCCTAGCGGTGGTTACATCGCAAACAAAGCCGATGTACCGAAAGGTATAAAAACTTTGACTATGAAGCAGTTTGAAAAAAATGGAAATAAGCCTCCAAAACAAACTGAATCAAAAAAAGAAACTGAAACAAAAAAAAATTCAGCTTCAGAAGCTTAATAGGTTTGTAAAGCATCTATCGAGATGCTTTATCAAGTTTAATATAAGGAATAAATAAATGGCTTTAGTTATCTTCCCGACAACAGACTATGATGCTTTTGTAACAGTTGTAAATTGTGATTCACTTTTAGAAGTTAATGTAATAGGTACTCAAAGAGCAGCTTATGACGCTTTAAGTGATGGCGATAAAGAAATATACATAAGACAAGCCACAACTTTAATCAAACACAATGCAGAGCTTCCAACAACCCTTGAAGATGATCTACAACTTGCAACAGCTTATTTAGTCAATCATTCAGTTGGAATTGATATGCTAAACAGCGACAACACATCAAATGTAAAAGTAAAAGACATTGACGGAGTTGTTAAAACTGAATATTTTTCACAAAATAGTGATTCAAATTCGTTTCCGGATATTGTTCAATCATTATTAGAGCAATATGATGGCGCGGTCGATGGTTCGTTTACATTTTCCCGTGCATAGGCTACAAAAGCTTCCCTAGACTTTGTGCAAATTCTAGGGGGTCTTTAGCATTTTTTGAACAATTACAATGAGGGCAAGAAACAACGATATTCTCAAGAGAATGTTTTCCGCCTTTTGATAATGGAATATAGTGGTCGATATGCTTATTTTTAAGTTTATTATTACACCAGTAGCAATTAATCGCATTTTCAAGTATTTCTTTTATTTGGGTCGATGTTAAATCTCCGCCCGAAAAAGACTTTTTCCTTTTATTGTGTGAGTTTTTTCTAACTGCTTTCCCCATTGGGGATATTCTATATTTCCGTTCTTTCTCTCTCACTATGTCGATATTTTCAGCCCTATATCTCCTAGAACTATCTTTTAATTTTTCCCTATTTTTAGCATAATATTCTTTTTGCCTGGCTTTTGCTTTTTCTTTGTTGTCTTTTAGATATTGCTTTGATTTTTTTATAATATCTTCTTGGTGTAATAAATAGTATTCTCTTTGTTTAGTTTTGATTTTTTCACTATTGTTTTCTCTATATATCTTGTCGATTTTCGCTTTATTTACTCTATTTTTAAACCTAGCTTTTCTAGCTGTTTTCATTATAGAATCTCTATTTTTTATCCTATAGTTTTTTACACAATCTTTACAATGGCTACATAGTCCATCTTTAAAATTTTTATTTTTATGATATTCTGATAATTTTTTTGTGATTTTACATTTTGTGCAAGTTTTCATTTTGAAGTCCTTTAGTCGCTTCTTTAGCTAATGAACCGAGAGGAGCAACCCTCTCAACTAAAGATTAACATTATACCTAAAATATGCTATAATTACAATTAATAAAGGGGTAACAATGGCAGATAATCAAGAAGCATTAGACGCGATACAAGACTTCAAAGATGCTCTTGTTACAGATGGTAGTGCGGTAACAATTAGAACGATTACAGCAGGGGAATGGGACAGTTACGGGAATGTTATTGTTGTTGAAACAGTTTCAGACGAAATTACAAAATGTTTCCCATCAAGTGAAGCTTCATCAAGAGTTCAAGCAGTTATAAATGCTGATACTAATATAAGTAGCTATGAATTATCTTTAAAACTATATACAGAAACAGAAGTAACAAAAGCCGATAGAATAGTTTTCGATAGTGATGTTTATGAGATTCTTTATGTTTCAAAAAAGATCTATCAAGATATAGTTGTGTTTTACGAATTGTTGGTTAAAAAATAATGACTCCCGTTGAAGCCTTAAAAAGTTTAGAGGCTCAATCAGATCTAGCAGTTGCGGTTGTAGCAAGTGATTTATTTAGCGAATTAATAAAAGTTTCACCGGTTGATGTTGGTACTCTAAAAGGTGCGTGGAGTTTAGAAAAAACCAAAGACGGTTGGAGAATTTCAAACAATATGGGATATTCTTCAATAATTTTCGATGGTAGAAGAAAAGTAGGCGGTCAATGGTATGGATCAGAACAACTCCCAAAAGGAATCGATCCAATACTTTCAAAATACAACAGAGTTTTAGAAAATTTACTTGATAGAATAAAGGTTTAAAAATGGGATTATTAGAATTAGCAGCAGAGCCAGAGATTTATTTCACTACAAATTGGACTGATACAGATATTGAACTACCAGACACAGAGTTTGATTACGATGGACTTGATACTTATATTTCAATAGACTTCGCGCCAACTGTAAATGATTACACAGGTATGGATGGAACTTCAACAGGGCGAATCGCAAGTTATGGATTATATTCAGTATATTGCTACCATAAGAAATTAAAACTTGCTTTAGATTTAGCAGACGATATAAAAACTTTTTTTAATGGTATAGAGTTGCCGAAAGATATTCATGTAGGAATCGGTCAAGATAAACCCGCGATTGATTTAGAAAATGGGTTCTTTGAATCTAAAGTAAATTTTGAATTAAAGCAATATTCGTGATTATGCTATAATACATTAGTATTTTTCGCGAAATATATCTTAAAACAAAGGCTATAAAATGGCAAAGGTCAATACAAAAAAGACAAGTTTATTTTTAAAATCTGGCGCAGTTCTACCGGTTGCACCGGCTAACTTCTTAGAAGTTGAAGAAGAATTACTTATTTCACCAGACATCCCGGTTGAAGAGTTTAAGCGAATCAATGGCTTGTTGGGTTCAAATGATAGTTATGCAAATGTTGATTTCATTAAGTTCGCACAAACAATCACAACTAAAATCAGATTTCAAAATAGCGCAGCAGATGCACTTGACACAGTTCCCGAATACGGTGAACTTTTAAAGCTTGGTGGTTTTGATGAAACTATTGATACGGGTACAGCAACAGAAGAAACTGTAATTTACACTAATACTCAAACGCCGGTTGTTGGAAGTACAGTTGCGTACATTGATGGTAAAAAGCATCAATCAGCAGGAAGTGTCGCAGCAGATCTAACTTTTAATTTCCCTATTGGAAAAGCAGCAACAATTTCAGCAGCACTTAGTGGATATTTAGATAATGCAGGGGTTGCAGCAACAGAAGCGAATCCAACAGTTACACTTAACACTGAATCTTGCTTATTGGTTGGTAAAGCTGATATAATGACAGCAGGAGGAACAGCAGTTGTTCCAGACAATATTACTATTGCAATGGGTGCAGATATTCAAGAATTCCAAGGGATGGGAAGAGCTGAATTTGAAATGAAAGATTATATGATCAAAGTTACAGCAGATTTTTATCCAGAAAATGCTGATTATAATGATGCGGTTACTCTTTTAGGTGCAGATACAGTTGAAGCTTTAGTTATTAAGCTAGGAACAGCAGATGGTGTTCTTGTGAATGGTAAATCTATTCAGATTGATTGTGGTTTCGGTAAAGCATCGGCATATAGTGATTCTGGCGCAAATGGCGCAGTTAAGAGAACTTTTACTTGGTTATTACAATCAGAAAACCAAATATCTATAAAGCACGGGTTTTTCATTTAGAGCCGTGATTTTTATGGAAGCCATGTTTTACATTGGCTTCCTTTCTTGCATTAATAGCCTCGTTTTTATTCTCATAATAACCTAAATTAATCTGTTTATCATTTATCATAATGTAAGCTCTCCACCGCTTAGAAGATTTAACAAAAGACACCCCACAAAAACCACTTGTATTGCTTTTGTGTAACTTCATATTTCTTTGATTTTCTCTTGAAGTGACTTCTCTTAAATTTACAAGTCTATTATCAGAGCCAATGTGATTTATATGGTCAATCATTTTAGGAGCATATCCATACAAGAGCATCCATATAATTCTATGAGCTAAGTATCTTTTCTGTTTATATCCAATAAACCTATGACCAGTCTTTAATATATACCCAGCTTCGCTTCCAACTCCATTGTTCCCAACAATATTGATTTTCCAAATTAGAGAGCCAGTTTTTTTGTTGTATCTAAATATTGATTTTAATTCTTTTTGAGTAAGATCCATTTTGAAGTTCCTAGTTTAATTTCTAGTTTTAATGAAGCGAGGGGTAATTAATCCCTCAAACTAGATTAATATTATAACCAATTTATGATATAATCACAACATTATTCGCTTCCTTATACTTTTTGATGTTTAGTATAAGGGAATAATGACATATTCATTAATTAAAGCTACATCTTATAAATAATGTTGTATAATTTTTCATATTAACTACCAAAGGTAACAAAATGAAATTATTAATACAACAAAAATTCTCGCTAGAGATTCCGCACGAAAACAAAGATGATGAAATAATCATAGGTTTACTTACTCCAATTAGCAAAAAACAAAAACGAGAAAACAAACAAGCTTTCAAAGAAGATGAAACAAAAGCAAAAAAACTGCAAAAAGATTCTTTAAAACTTAATCGTTTAGCAATAAAAGTTGACAAAGCTTCAAAATCTGATATGTCAGAAGCTGAACTTGAAAAGCTTTATAATGAAGTTGACGAATTATCAGAAAGAGTTGAAACTAAAAATGAAGAATTGCAAAACGAAGATATTTATGAAAAAGTAGCAAAAAAACAATTTAACCAAAGTGTTAAAAGTGAACAACTTGATAGACTTATAGAGATTTGTGAACTAATGGGATATAGACAAGTTTTAGACGTTATCCATAGAGATATTCAAGAGGGAAAGTAAAAAGGTTTAGCAATCTAATCAAATGGGCAGGACAAAAAGCTGATAATACAGACGAAAGCCAATTTGATGAACGCGATACCGAAATACATTCACAGGAATCTAAAATTGTTACTTTTGAAAATGATGATATTGAAGCAAATATTGTAAAAAGTTTATTCGCAAGTTTAGATTTTGAGTTTAACGAAAAAGGTCGAATAAACGGCTTTAAATATTTAGCTTGTAAAGATTCTATTAAATGGATCAAACTAAAACCAAAAGATTATTTACCCTTGCTTAGATCTATGTTTAGAGAGTACACTAATAAATTATGATATAATTACTAAGAATATTTTTGTAAAGGTGATCTAATGGCTGAACTACTGATTGATGTAAAAACAACAGGTGTTAATAAAATAGATCAACTAAACTCTAAAGTTAAAAATTTAGAGGGTACAAACACTAGAACAGCAAAAAGTTTTAATATATTACAGGTTGCAGCAACAGCAGCAGTAACAGCAGGAATGGTTAAAAAAATAATTAACTATTCAGATTCTTGGAAAAATGTCGAGGGTAGGCTTAGACTCGTAACTGAATCAACTTCTGATTTAGTAAAAACACAAAAAGAACTTTTCACACTCGCACAAAATTCAAGACAATCTTTTGAAGCAACAGCAAACTTATATACAAGAATGGCAAAAGCTTCAAAAAGTCTTGGAACATCACAAGAGGATTTACTAAAAGCTACAGATGCAATAAACAAATCAATGGTTGTTAGTGGTGCTAGTTCTCAAGAAGCACAAAGTGCAGTAACCCAATTAAGTCAAGGGTTAGCAAGTGGTGTTTTAAGGGGTGAAGAATTTAACACTATTATGGAAAGCGGCTCACGAGTTGCACAAGCACTTTCAGATAGTCTTGGTGTAACAAGTGGCGAATTGAGAGCTATGGCACAAGAGGGCAAACTTACGAGTGATGTTGTGATGAAAGCCTTAGTTGAACAAGGCGAAAAGATAAACGCTGAATTTGAGCGTATGCCACTTACTATCAGTCAAGCAATGCAAAGTTTTGACAACAGTATGGGGAAAATCGTTGCTCGTGCTGAATCTGGTACAGGCGCAATGTCAAATCTTGCAACAAGTATTCAATGGGTAGGTGAAGCTTTTGAAGAAGCGGATCAATTCTGGTTTGGTGATGCAAAAGTAGACTCTCAAACAAGATGGATTGAAGAGAACGAAAAATTTATACAGCAATTAAAAGAAGAACAAGGGTTGATTCCAGATGTTGCAAAACTAGAAAACAATCTAATAGACATAAGATTTAAAGCCGCTGAAGCTCTTGGTGTTACTTTTGAAAGCTTATCATCACTCACACAGGCAGAACTTGAAAACGCAAGGGCCGTTGCAGAAGAAACAGCAGTTTTAGATATCTTAGAGCAACAATCAAGAGAAAATGAAGCTGCCGATTTAGCATACTATGACGCACAAATAAAACTTCTTGATGTTTCACAAGCTATAACGGAAGCAAATACAAGTGAAGTTGATTCAATAATACAAAAAACAGAAGCGGTTCAAGCATTAGCACAAGCAACAATCGAAGCAACAACAGGACTTGGATATTTTGACGAGGGTTACACTTATACAGTTTCATCACCAACAGAAAACAACTTTTGGAGCATTTGGAGTGAATCAGTAGATGAATCGACAACAATTGTTGATAGTTTTAATACAACCATAAATACAACAGATGATGCTTTAAAAGATTTTGAAAGCACTTTAAGTTCAATCGATAGTGCTTTAAGTGGTGGAATGAGTTCTTTATCAGCAGTATTTGGACAAACTGCGCAAACTTATGGCGGATCATATCAAGCTGCACTTTCAGCAAGAAGTGCTTTGATTTCAGATCCTTTAAGTCCAGAAGCTTCAGAAAGTTTTGCAACTGCATATTCGCAATTTCAAACAGCATCAAGCGCATATACGGGTGATGCTTCAAGATTCAAATCAGCGGAACAACAAAGATTCGCACAAGCAACAGCAGGACAACAAAGTCTTTTACTTCAAGATACAGCACTTTTAACTTATGATGTTCAAGAAGAAACTAAAAATTTAATGGCTTCAATAGATGCTGCAATCGCTGATGGTATATTAACAGATGAAGAAAAAGCAACAATTGCAAATGTTGCAAGTGATGTAAATGATTCAAATAATTTGCTTTTAGGTAGTAGTGGGATCGTAGCTGACAGATTAGATGTTATGAATACTTCTGTAAATGGCCAAACTTATTATGACAATACCGGTCTTGCAACTGATACAAATATGGACTTACAAGATTATTATAACAACACAGGCTTGGCGACAGGTACAGATATTGAAAACCAAACATATTATGATAATACAGGTTTAGCTTTAAATACTTCTTTAATTGGAACAGATGGAGTAATATCAGAGATTCAAGCACAAGAGTATTATAATAATTTAGGACTTGCAACAAATGCAAATATGGATCTTCAAACTTATTATGACAATTCTCTTTTGGCATTAGATTCATCATTAACAGGTGAAACAAATAGTGTTACTGATGCTTTAAGTAGTTTAAATTTAGAGTCAGGCGATGTAACTATTGATATGGAAAGCGTTGCAACAGCAGTTGATGGATTTTCAACAGCGGTTGGAAACGAGGGTTTAGCAGGCGAAGTTTCAAATGTTTATAGTGCACTAGGCGGTACTTCCTCTAGTGGTACAGGTCTTGATGACATAAAAATTAAAACAATGACAACCACAAACCAAAACACTTATGCAGAAGTTCCAGCAGGTTGGAATGTAATAACAGGCACATACGATGCTGCTTATACAGACTATGGAACAATCACGGGCTCAACATCAACAATAAACTATGGTTACAAGCAAGGTGGATTCACAAATAAAGGTGAATCAAACACACAAGCAGGAGTTGTTCACGCAGGCGAATGGGTTGCACCAAAATGGATGGTTGATAGTAATTCAGAACTTTTCAGAAACCTAGATAATGCAAGACAAAGCAACGGATTTCAAAGAGGTGGAAGCACAACAACTGCTTCAAGTGGATCTAAATCTGTAAACAAAGAACAGATCAAAATGAATCAATATTTATTTGTATTAACTGATGAAATGAAAAAACTTCATAGTCTATTAAGACGAGTAACAGAGGGCGGTGATAGAATGAGAACGGAGCTTGTCGCATGAGGGTAGTAAAAAACATAACAACAGATTATCTATCATCAAACTTTTCAGAAACCGAAACCTTATGGTTAATCGGATCAGTATTTAATTATGCCGATGAAATAAGATTTGGCCATTATATCTATCAATATGCAGGTTTAGATGAAACAAACACAACAGACAATCCAGAAGTAAATTCTCTAACAGTCACACCATCATGGGTTTTAGTTCGACCTACAAATTATTATGCAATGCTTGATGGTAAAACTTCAACGCAAACTGAAAATGTAAACACTATTGTAATTGAAATTGAGTGCGACAATATGGACGCTTTTTCACTTCTTGGGATAGATGCAACAGAAGTGACGCTTGAATTAATAGACAATGATACAAGCACAATTGTTCAAACAATAGTTTTTGATCTTCAAGATGAAAGTGAAGTAATAGATTTTTACTCTTATTGTTTTTCTGATTTCGTTCTAACTCCATCAGTTTATACACAAGAATTATTTTTACTGTCAAACGGAACTTTAAAGATAACAATTGATAATACAGGCGGAATTGCTAAATGTGGTCGGCTCGTTCTTGGAAGATCTTTCTATGTTGGAGATACGGGCTACGGAGCAAATCTTTCACTTGAATCTTACAGTAGCAAATCAACAGATGAATTTGGAAATGTATCTTTAATTCATAGAGGCAGTATAAACTTAGATAGCTACGAAGTTCAAGTGCCATCAACAAAGCTTCCTGCATTAAAAAGAAAAGCACAACAACTTGATGCAGTTGCAATCTTGTTCGTTATGGACGAAAGCACAACAAGCACACTTGAAAACTTATTAAACTTTGGATATTGGGATAATTTTTCAATGATACTTCCAGATCCGACAAAAAGCACAATCTCGCTCACAATAAAAGGAATATTATAATGGCAATAAGTACAACAATTACACCATTTACAAAGTCACCAAGTAGGCAAGTTCCAGCAACTTTTAGTGAAGATATGGACAGTAGACTATCAGAAGAAAATAGTCGCATCACTCAAATGAATGCAGTTAGTAGCGAAATGAACAGCACAGCAACAACTATCAACGCACAGCAAATTGCAGCAAGTACCGCCAATTATAAAGGTGCGTATAGTGCAGGAACAATTTATGGTGTTAGTGAAACTGTAAGCAGCGGGGGGAACTTTTTTGTTTCTCAACAGTCGGGTAATACAGGTAATGATTTAACAGATTTAGATTACTGGCGCATGGGGCTTATTACTCTAAACACAGGCTTTAAAAACTATATTATTAATGGAAGATTTGATGTATGGCAAAGAGGCACATTTTTTGAGGATGTTACCGCTGGTGGATACACTGCTGATCGATGGTATCACAGACGTTCTTCATCCACACCAAACGGGAGCATTTTTAATACTTCTACTGGAAAAAATGAAAATAATTACAGAATACGAAGAGACCCAGCAAGTACTGAAACAGATACTATGTGGATGTGTCAAATAATTGAGGAAATAGGGATAAAAGCATTAAGAGGTAAAGAAATTACATTATCTATGCTTTTAGCAAAAGGCGGGGATTATTCACCAGCATCTACTTCAATTTATATTCAATCTTCCACCGATGATTCTAGTACTATTGGTTTTTCTGGTACAGTTGGGAATGTGTCAAATAATACTACTTTTGCTACTGAATCTGTACAAGATGGAGAAGTTAGCGTAACAGGAACAGTACCAAGCGATGCTGTTTCATTGGCGGTTTTTGTGAGAACAGCTGATTTTGTAGGAACTGCTGGAACAAATGACTATATTGTTATATCAGATGTGGCACTAGAAAAAGGAACAGCAAAAACGGAGTCAGAACCAAGATTAACAGCATTAGAGTTTATTATGTGTCTAAGATATTTTAGAAAAAGTGATGTTGGCACAAGAGTGGCAGAGTATACACATGAAATGAGAATAGCGCCATCGGTTACTGGTGCTTCTGATCCTTATTTTTACGATGCTGAAATTTATTAAAGGTAAAACAAATGGAAATAGAAAAAGCAAAATATACAAATGAAAATCAAGATGGAGTTGTTTTAACTTTTAAAGATGGTACGATTTTTTCTATACCTAGTTTAGAAATTAGATACCAATATACAGATCTATTTAATGAGTGGGTCGAAAATGGTGGTATAGTAGAGGCATTTTTGACGCAAACTGAATTGTTTGCTAATGCAACCGAGGATTTTACAAACAAAACAAATCTATTTATCTATGCAAAAATAAATGAATACAATGTTGCAAATGGAACTGCTTTTGATAATATTCATAATTGCGAAAGCTATTCAAGACTTGACGGGTACACACATCAAGTGTGGTGCTTGCAGGCTTGGACTTGGAGCGCAAGAGTATGGGAAGCAGTAAGAAATTATCAAACTTCTATCACAAGCATTCCGACAGATGAAGAATTTCAAACAGTTTTAAATGATGTTGGTTTTTAAAGGAAACAAATGAGTTATTTTAAAGAAAACAACATAAAATTACAAGTTCCGCAAGCCGGAGAGGTTAGAGTTTTACTAGAAGATTTTACTTATAATTCTGACAAAGATGGTGGCATAGTTATCAAAGCAGGACTTGACACAGATTTAGGAAGCATACCAAAAGTATTAAGAGGAATATTTCCGAACGATGGAAAAGCAATGTTTGGTTATATCTTGCACGACTTTCTATATCGTGATGGTAGATTTTCAAGAAACAAATCTGATGATATTTTAGAAGAAGCTATGAAAACTCTTGGTGTTTCGTGGTGGAGAAGAAAATCCGTTCGATGGGGTTTGAAAATCGGTGGCGGAAGTGCTTGGAAACGACACAGGGGAAACGATGCGAAAAAAGATGCGTAATGGTATTGCTGAAACGGTTTTAATCGCTCTAATCGCTTTAACTTCAACAGCACTTACGATCGTTTTTGAAAAAGAAACAAACAATAAGATAACAAAAATATTTTATGATTCAAACAATACCGAATGTATAAAGCAAATTGAAATAAAATAATGTTATAATAAAACAAAAAGGAACTATTTTGACACCAGCACAACAAGCATTAAATGCTGAAATAAAAGAAACTGATGTTATCAAAGAAATTCACGATGAAGTTGGAAGCCTAAAAGACGGGCAATCTGAAATTAAAAGAATGATTGATAAAAATGAAAAAGAAGCAATTGAACAGTTTGAAAAAGGATCAGCTATGTTTAAAAAATTAAATGGCGAGATCGAGAACATAAAAGGTCAAATAAAGGATGGGTTTAAACAGCAATCAAGTGAGCTAAACGGTTTTATAGCTGAAATGAAAGATGATAGAATCGAAAAGCTTTCAAAACAGATTGACAGACGAAAAGAGTTTTGGAGTGGTGTTGCTAAAACTGTTCTGGCAGCAGTTCTTATAACAGTAGCGGTTTATGTTTTAGCAAAGTTCGGTATAACTACAAAGTAAGAAAATGGACTCATACAAGGGTATTAGTAAACAGAAACATAATTCGTGGACAGGGTGGCAATATATAAACACCTATCACGATTTATCAAAAGCTAATTATAAAATATCTTTAGAAGCAGACAAACCTCTTCAAGACCTCGTAAAAAAACACTACTACTATAAAAAATTCAATATCGTATTTTTCAACATTTCCATTTATGTAATATTTTATATAATCGGATCTTTATTAACAAACTAAAAGGATCAAGCAAATGGCACTAATAGACAACATAAAAGAATCAGAGGGATTTAGAGGCGAAAGTTATTTAGACAGCTTAGATATACCCACGATTGGCTTTGGCACTAAGCTTCCACTTGATGAAGATGAAGCGGAACTTATTTTAAAACATAGATTGCAAAAAAAAGTGAATCACTTATTGAGAGTTAAACCAATAGTTATTAGGCTACCACTTGAAAAACAAGAAGCATTGTTCGAAATGGCTTATCAGCTTGGAGTAAATGGCTTATTAAAGTTTAAAATGATGTGGTTAGCATTAGAGCAATTTAATTATAAAGAAGCTGGTGTAGAAGCTCGTGATAGTAGATGGTATAAACAAACCACAAACAGAGCCGAAAAGATTGCCAGAATCCTAGAAAGCTAATGTTCAATAAAAAAGAACTTATCATAATAGCAACACTAAGCGCAACAGCCGTTGGTGTTATGATCCTTGCAGTAGCGATAATAAACTGCACAAAAGCCCCTTAATGTTTCACGTGTAACATTGACTATTTCATTAAATCCGTTCAAATTTCATTATTTTTAAGAGTATTCAAAGTATTTAAAGGTATACTTTTACATATCAATTGAAAAGGAAGTAAAGATGAAAGAAAAACAAAAGATGTTAAAGGTCGATGAAACTACTCACACGATGCTCAAATCACAAGCAGCAACAGCAGGAAGAAGTATGAAAGAATATTTAAAACTCTGTTTAATATCTTGCAAAAGTCAAGCAGGCACAAAATGTTAGCAATTGCTATAGTTTTATTGTTATCAGGAATCACAATATTAATGATTGAAGATTATTTAGAGAGCAATCGCAAGTGGGGTGAAAACAGATGAATGATTTAGAAGAATTTGTTAAATCAATGTTAAAGTCACTAAGTGAATCAAATACCGACAAAGACAGATATTTGAACGGGTATTGTGACGGTTTAGAAATGGTATTAAAACGAATTAAAGATGAAAAGGATTTAAAAGATGGAAAATAACATAGGGATCTATAAAAAAATAAATGAGATAATGAAAAAAGTTTCACAAGTTTCAAAAGATGGAAAATTAGGCTTTGGAAATAATCAATTTTCAATAGTCACACATGATAAAGTTTTATCAGTAGTTAGACAACATTTTGTTGATGCAGGTGTTATCGTAGTTCCGTATCAAGTTGAAAAAGGTGTATCGGTTGCAGGTAAAACAGCAAAAGGTGGCGATAAAATAAGAATGGAAGCACTTTATGATGTTTCTTTTATCGATGTTAATGATGGATCAAAAATAGTGATAAGATCAGAAGCTCATGCAGAAGATTTTTCAGACAAAGGTGCAAATAAATGTTTGACTTATGCAGTAAAAAATGCACTTTTAAAAATATTAATGCTTCAAACGGGTGATGATATAAATCAAGAAGTTGCAAACAAAGTAAATGACAAACAGCGTGTGATACTTCAAAACTTAGTGGACAGCACGAAAACTAATATGGATGAATTTTTAACATATTATGGCGCAACAACCTATGCAGATTTCCCACAATCATATTTTCAAGGTGCAGTGGATAAGCTTCAAAAAAAGGCTAAAAAATGAATGTAAGCTTTGATGGATTAAGAACAAATGCAACTAGAAGTATGAATAGATTATATGATACAGTTAAAGATATTGTAGAGTGTGGAGAATATCACACTTTATCAACAGATGAAAAACAAGAGTTGATTGAAAAATTTAATGAAGCCGCTCAATATGTAGATATTTTTAATTGTTTATATGATGATAAGGTTGAAGATGATTTTAACAATATGGAAAATTTAAGTATTGATAGGCTTGATGAACTAAATGAGGAAGATGAAGATGAATAAAAATATAACTGAAAGGTTTGAAACAAAACTTGAAACAGCAGAGCAAAACAATATAGTTGCGATTTTAGACGCTAAGCTAGAAGCTACAAGCCCAGAACGAGTTGTGGATTATGTTTCGTTTGGGATTGATAATTTAACTTCAAGAATCGCACGAATGAAAGAAGCAAAAAAAGAGCTTGACGAATTAATTAAATTAGATGAAGCGCAAGTTGATACAATTAAACATGGTGCTTCTGAATGGTTGAGCGAAACAGGAATCGATAGCTTAAAAGGTGACAGAGTTTCTTCAATGAAGATAACCACACCAAAAGCAAAAGAAGATTTAGTTGTAACCGATGAACTTGCTTTAATCAACAAGGGATATTTCAAAACAGTTCTTGACAAAACAGCAGTTAAAAAAGCTATTCAAGATGGTATTGAAGTTGATGGTGCAAATATTGAAGTCACACATCAAAGTGAAACATTGACAGTTTATAAGAAGCGAAATGTTATTAAATCTTAAAAAAACTCCACAAGGTTTTATCCCTTGTGATGAAGCAACAACAAAGGCATTTAATAAAGTAAAAGATGGTTATGATATTTTCGCAGAATACAAACCAAGAAGAAATATGAAGTTTCATAAAAAATATTTCGCACTTTTAAATGCAGTTGTTATCCACCAAGATCATTATAAAACGGTTGATAATTTACATGAGGCGATTAAATTTAAAGCAGGGTATTATGAAACAATAATCCCACTTGAAAGAGAGGCATTTTTAAAAACAAAATCAATTTCTTTCCACTCTATGAATAACCAGGAGTTTGAAGAATTTTATAGCGTTGCACTTGACGAGTGTATAAAGTTAGTTTCGGAAGAATCTGTAAACGAGATAATTAAATTTTTGTAAAATAGCTACTATGGCCACAAAAGCAACAAAACGGTAACATAACCTTGACATTGGGAAATATAACAGTTATAATTTTAATGAAAGGGGATTTTATGACAGATATTCCAAATTATGAGAGCCTTTATGCAGTTACTAAAGATGGCCAGATATGGAGTTATCCAAAAACTAATAAATATGTAAAGCATCTAAAAGGTGCTTGGCTAAAAAAAACAGTTGACAATGGTTATGAATATGTAGGCTTATATAAAAGTAAGAGGCCTAAAAAAACATCAGTCCATAGAATAGTAGCCATTACTTTTTTACCAAATCCATATAAGTTACCAGAGGTAAATCATATTGATGGTAATAAGCTAAATAATAATGTTGAAAATTTAGAGTGGTGCACAAGTAAATATAATTCAGAACACGCTCAAAAATTAGGACTAAACAATATAAGCGATAAAAACAAAGAGGCCACAAGAGAAAGAATTAAGAAGTATAACAACTCCGTAGAAGGAAGAAAAAATGCTTCAAAATTAGGAAAATCTAAAAGAAAATTAACAGAAAAGCAAGTGCACGATATATTACACAGGTGTAATGTTATTGGCCTAAGTGCATATTCAATATGTAAAGAATATGGAGTAAGTAAACCTACAATATTAAAAATATTAAAAGGTGAAACATATAAGGAATTTCAATTATGAGCTACAATAAAATTATTTTAGTTGGCCACCTCACTCGTGATATACAATTAAATTATTCAGCAGGTGGAACAGCAATCGCAAATACAGCAATTGCAACAAGTCGCAAATTCACTTCAAACGGTGAAAAAAAAGAGGAAGTTTGTTTTGTTGATATAACTTCATTTGGTAGGGGTGGTGAGATCTTGAATCAATATTGTAAAAAAGGATCAAAGGTTTTAATCGAGGGGAGATTAAATTTCGATCAATGGGTCGATAAAGACGGAAACAAAAGATCTAAACATTCGGTAATAGTTGAAACAATGCAAATGCTTGATAGTAAAGGCGATAATCAGAACACAAACAATTCGCAGCCACTACAACAGCAGCAACAAAGCTATGCTCAACAGCAACAAGCGACAGCATACAGAGCGCCAGAAGTTGTTCAAGAAAACATACCAAAAGATGAAAACAAAACTCCACAGCTTGAAGATCAAGATGGAATACCATTTTAGGTGTGTAAAATGTAACATTACATATATGCCAAATGTAAAAGTTTGTCATATATGTAATAAAAAGTTAATTAAAACATATAAAATTAAGTGGTTGAGGGATAGCACCGAAAGATGAAAGACAGTGCTATTTAAAACTAAACCGAAAGGGATTTCGTAGATACCTTGTGATATGAGCCAAAAGGACAGGATAATTATATCATTTTAATATTAATTCTGGTATAATTGTTTCAATAAGACCTTTAGCAGGCACAGCATAACGGATAGTGAAATTATCTATCCAACCTGTATATCTAAATACAGGAGAAATCTAATGAAATTTTGTAAAAGTTGCGAAACTGAAAAAAACGAAGAATTGTTTTATGTAAGCAATAAGCTTAAAGACAAAAGGGCATTTTACTGCAAAGAGTGTTATGAGAGTAGTAGAAAAAAAAGACATCAAACAAAAAATGGCTTAATTTCTAAAATATACACCAACCAAAAATGTAGTTCTAGAAAAAGAGGACACAAAGAGCCTTTATATACTAAAGCTGAATTAGAACTATGGTTATTAGCAAAACCTTTGTTTCACAAACTGTTTAATGAATGGGTCAATAGTGGGTACGATAGAATGTTGTCGCCTAGTGTTGATAGAAAAAAGGATGACCAGGGATATTCTTTCGGAAAAATAAAACAAGCAAAAGGTTTTATTTGGGAGTTTGCAGATGCCGTACAATAACAAAAATAAAGCTTTAATTGAAAAAGAGCTGAAAAAGAATCCAGAATTGACAAGTGGAGAACTTGCGCAAATTATAAAAAAGGTTAAAAATGTTTAAAATATTAACAGATGGTTGTGAGCCAACCAGAGGAAGCAAATATAGTGCTTGTATAGATTTATATGCAAGTGAAGATGTAACAATAGGAGCAGGAGAGACTAAACTTGTAGGGCTTGGAGTTGCGATAAATAGTGCCGAATTAGCACACATAGCAAGATATCATTCTATTGATAATGCCCCTACTAATATAATAGATTACGAACAATATTTAAAAAATCATATAGAATTTTTCTATAAAACTCACTATCTCCAACTAATGCTAAGAAGTTCACTTGGTAAAAAAGGTCTTACTCTTCCTAATGGTGTCGGGGTGATTGACCTAGACTATAAAGATGAAATCAAAATGATTATCCATTATCCTCTTGAAGTTTTAAGAAAAAAAGGTGTAGCAATAGCAGTTCCGGCTTCTAGTCGTAGGTTTACGATTGAAAAAGGGGATAAGATAGGTCAAATAACTCTACTAGAACATAAGTCATATTTATTCGGTATAGATACAGAAGAAAAAAGAAATGGTGGTTTTGGATCAAGTGGAAGTTAAACTAAACAAAGATACAATACTTTGTCGTGTTATTAGTCTAACATTGCAAAGTATGTGTGCCCGAAAGGGTTAAAACAAAATTTACTCTTAGAGATAAACATTTTAATGCTTTGTTTATCTCTTTTTTTACGGTACAATACAGACAAGCACTTAGTAAGTAGTACTCCTCTTTGGTCGGACGGTGCTACCTACTAAGTGCTTGAGGGAAGTCCGACCGCAACTCCCCATATAGAACTATCATTCACTTAAAATCAAATAGCGGTAACTTAAAAGGTTACATAATGCAAGAAAGATTAAAAAAAAGTACAAAATGCCCTAATTGTGAGTACGAACTAGATGATGATGATGGATCGTTTTTCAATACATTTTCAGACACTAAAAAATGCCCAGAATGTGAAACATCAATACAATTTATAATGCAACAAAAGAGAGATATAGGAAATCCGTATTGTGATTATGTTTGGCATAAGACATATATGCGCTGGGGAATATAGAATGAAAATAGATAAAAAAGCAATTAATTACTATTATTCATTTTTTGAAGTGTCAAAAGAACTCAGCCAAAAACAATTTTATGAGTTCAATATGGCAATTTATAAAGTTATGTTTTTTGAAGTTCATATTGATAGTATAGAATTTACAGACACAATGCTTACTATTTTATGGAAGTCCGTAAAACATAGCATACAAGCAAGTGTTAAAGGGTATTGCGATAAGAAATCAATCCCTTATGATGAGGTTTTTACACCCCTTGGTAACCCCCTTGCTAACAATATAAAGGACAAGAACAATGAACAAGTACAAGAGAAAGGACAAGTACAAGTAGTGACCCCTTTAGAATCATTAAGAGATAAAGTTGTTTTAAAATTAGAAGATTATCCGACTATAAACAAAGAGGCTTTTAAAGAATGGTGGAGTTATAAAAAATACAAAACTATTGCACCAATTACAAAAACATTAAATTTTCTTAGTAATTATGATTTTAATATTCAGCAAGAAATTGTAGATAAAAGCATAATGAATAACTACGCAGGTTTATTTGAGCCTAAAAGACAAAAAGCAAATAGAACCGACAACAATGTTGATGTAGCTAAACAATGGTTATATGAGAATGATACGCAAGATTTAGAAGTGATAGGGAGTTAAGATGCACCAATTTAACGAAATGTTTGATAGGTTAGAGGGTAAAAATAAAATAAAATGTAGTAATAAGTGCAAATATTATCAAGAAGCTTTTGAGCATAGAGAAAGAGCTTGTGTTTTGTCTGATGTGTTTTCAGTAAAAATTGGAGAACCTTGCTCAACTTTTGAAGAAAAACAAAATGTTAAATAAGACAGTATTTGCACAAAATATCACTGTATTAGCAGAGATATACGATAAAACACTCACAAACACACTACAAAGCGTTTACTATGCAGTCCTACAAGATATGCAAGACGAAGATTTTAAACAAGCAGTAAAAAGACTTTTACAAGAGAGAGTTTTTGCAACATTTCCAAAACCTGCTGAAATATTGTCTTTGTCAAATGTGAAAAAGGAAGTTATTTTAGAGGTGGACCAAAATGAACTAAAAGCTAAAGAGTTAATCGAATTAGTAAAAGGGATGAACGAGTCAGTATATCAACAGCACATAAAAACAGGTATAAGGTTTAATGACTTAATGAACAAAGTAATGTTTCCGACAATAGAAGAAGAAACAATAGCGATTTTAAATCAAGTGAAGCCATATTGTAGTTATAAATTACTTGTATCAAACATAAACGCATATCAAACAAGTATCGAGCAATTACAGGCTTTTAAAAACGCTTTGAAGTTTAAAGAAACTTTAGCAGTAGTAAATGTTACTGAACAACTGAGGATTAAGAAATGAAAAAATGTAGCAAATGCAGTAAAAATAAAAAACTAGACGAATATAATAAATCCAAAAAAGGTTTGTATGGACTGAAAAGTTTTTGTAAAATCTGTGACAAAAAGATAGCGTTAGTTTACAGTAGAACAAAACTAGGAATTATATCACGCTTATATTCTAGTCAAAAATTTAATTCCAAACAAAGAAATCATAATGCACCATCATATACCAACAAAGAGTTTAAAGAGTATTTATTGGACAGCGATAAGTTTAACAAACTTTATAAAAAATGGTGTGAGTCTGGCTATGATGCAAAACTAAAACCATCTTGCGACAGGCTTGATGATTACAAAGGGTATAGTTTCGCCAACATAAAAATAACCACATGGAGTAAAAACAACAAAAAAGGGAGTAATGATAGGTTTAATGGCTTAAACAATAAAGTAAATAAAACTGTCATTCAAAAAACGATGGATGGTACTATAGTTAAAAAAACACTATTCATTGTCTAGTGCGTCTAGGGAGCTAAATATATTACACCAAAACATATCAATGTGCTGTAACAATATTAGGAAATCTACAGGCGGATTCAAATGGGAATTCAAAATAATTAAGGAGTAGGGGATGAAAAGAAAGACATTTACTAAAAAACAAAGAAAAGAAATATCAACAAAAACGAATAATAAATGTTGCTATTGTGGAGAGTATTTAAATGAGGTGTTTCATGTGGCTCACATTATTCCGTTTATTCAATTAAAAGCTAGAAATATAATAGACAATGATTTCAATAATTATATGGCTAGTTGTCCTCAATGTAATAGATTTGAGCGTGGAGGTGGCTTAGAGTTCTTTAGAGGAGAACTAATGGAACAAACTAAAACAGCATTAAGAGATAGTGTGAATTATAGATTTGCATTGAAGTATAATCAAATAGTAGAAACTCCAACACCTATTGTTTTTTATTTTGAAACATTAGATAATAACTTAAAAAAGCCTTTTATTAGCAGCTTTGAAATAGAGGCATAAAATGACACAAAAGCTAAGTAAACAACGCTACACCAAACGCAAAAAGTTCGACCATAAAAAAACAGATGAAGTGAAACTAAAATTTGAAGATTATTTTAAAAGGATTAAAAGATGAAAACGAAAATACACTTAAAAGACAATGGACATATTGAGATAGACACAGAAACCCCAATAAAATCATTTACTTCTGGAATGGATAACAGAGGTGTTTATTTTGAAACAGAATTTTATGATGGATCAATAGTTAAAGCTTATTATGATCCTGAAAAAATGAATGAAGAAACTTTTAGAAAAATTCAAGGATTTATACAATGAAACCAGAAACTAAAGAAAACGAAAATCAAGCAACACTTCCAGAGTGCGAAGATTTCGCAATAGCAAAACACCAAGTAACAATTAAAGAAGTTGTTACTAAACGAAACAAAGCAAAAGAAGATATTGAAAAGATAATAACTGATTTTATTGAAGAAACAGGTGTTATTCCAGAGATTAAAACAGAAATCGATGTTATGGAAGCAGTTGGCGGAACACAACAGTTAACGAGCTTTAGAATTGAGATAGGGATTAAGTTATGAATCCAATTAAAGAGCCTTGCAAAAGAGAAGAAGAAGAAAATAATAAACTGAATATCATATCTTTAAAAAAAGCAAGTAAAGAAATACCAAAGATGATAAAGCAAAGTAAAAAGGTAAAAAATGAGCAATAAAATAAACAAACAGCAAAAAGATATTATCACAAGCCATTTTGTAAAGATCTCAAAAATGGATATTGCAGATTTGATTGAGTTTGAGAAAAAGTGGTATCTTGCAAAAGTTGATTTAGATCCAAAAGTTTTTAAATGGGTTTTGTCTGGAATCGAAAGAGCGAGAAAACAAGTTAATGAAACAATGGAACAATCAGCAATGGCAGTATGTTGTGATGTTGTGACGGTGGATTAAGATGTTTACATATAAATGGAATTTAAAAGACTTAGAAAATGTGCCAAAAAATGGTTTTACAGTTTTTAGTTGTTTTGCAGGTGGCGGATGGGATTACGATATAGAGTATTGCAGCAATAGAGAATGTGATTATGAGATTGTTTATGATACTTCAACTGATATAGATGAGGATGATCCAAATGCAAAAAAAGAAAAAATGTAAAATTTGCAAAGAATATTTCACACCATCAAGACAACTTCAACCAACTTGTATAAAATATGAATGTATGGTTGAATACGCAAACAAACACCTAAGCAAAAAAGTTAAAGAAAAAAAGACACAAGCCAGACGGGAATTAACAGAATACAATCGCCAAGATATAAAAAAACTCACAAAGACAGCAAAGCAAGTAATTCAAGAGTATGCAAGACTAAGAGATATTGACGAGCCTTGCATATCGTGCAGAA